ACTACGTCGAATCCAAAGAAGCGTTTGATATCTTTGTATAGTTCCTTTTCCAACGGCTTGTGGAAGGTGCCGTCTTCGAGAAGGAATGCGTCGTGTCTTGGATTGATTCCACGAGGCACTGGATTTTTCTTAATGACCATGTCATAAGTTTCGTACTTCAGGAAAAATTTTATCCTTGAGTAGGTCCTTTTGAACCCCCAAGTATCTAATATTTCCTTCGCTTTTTCATACCTTACTCTTTTGCGACCATGCGCCATAGAGACTAAAGCCTCTCTGGTTAGTGGGTGACAAAATTTAGGATGAGTGGCGAAAGCAAGCTCGAACTCCTTCATCTTTTCTTCGAAAAATCCCGGCTCAGGGCGGGGAGGACTCCTGTATACACCATCGTGGTCCTTGATGTAATATAGTCTCTCATTCAGCGCCCGTGCCGATCCCTTCGTTGTGTTGTTGTAAGCTAGGAAATTATCATCAGGCGAAGCCCCTGAGATCCTAAACGTCCTCCTAACTTTTGTTTGTCCCCCTGTTTCTGACACCTTCAAATCGGGGTGGTAAGGGACCTCACTTTTTGGTGAGTCCACCCCAGGTGTCTCCACAGGGCCCCCTCAGGTAGCCGAAGCTACCTGCCCATACACCGTTCTTCCGAACGGATGTATGAGTGATGGGGGTGCGCGAGACCAGTACTTTCTATTATGACGCTCTATCTGGTTGTTAGTGGCGATAGATGCCGACACTTGTTTAGCCAAGATTTCCTGTTCTGTTGGTACAAAGACGAGTTCCATGAATAAGGGCAACAAGTAAGCTCGATGTTTGAGTCTCACATCCTTATGCAAATTCATCCTAAGCCACCTGTGAGCGACCAGTTCATTTGCTACGGAACGTTTTGTAAATTTCAACTCGGCTTTGCATTCTTGCACAAGCGTGGCCAAATATCTACTGAGGTTTGTCCAATCCTTCCCATCCTTTGCCTTGGTCCCCACCTCAGTGGGGTTGAGCGTTTCCTGGGATTTCCTCTCCCTGATTGACGCTAGAGTCAAAACCTTTGGTGCCTTCATGGGGCCATATTTGCCAGTCACGTTGGAAGTGTTGTCAACATATGCTAACGCTGCTTCAGTACGTGACTTCAACATTTCTGGCGTGGCAGGTCTCGTTTCGTCGTCCTTTATATACTCCTTTTGGAATTCCTCCACAGGCACATCAGCCTCAGGGGGGTCCATTATGTCATCTACAGTTTGCCTGGCCAACCGCTGGGCCAGGCTTTTCCTTTTCACTTTAGCTTTGAAGTATCT